CGACCTGCAAACCAGGTCTTATTGGGGATATATTCGATAAAGCGGGTTCAGCCATAGAAGCCCCCTTTACTGTTTACATGATCAGTATTTATTGTCATAATTACCTCGTTAAGTTGATTACTTAGCACGTTGATTTGTCTCAGAAATCGATTAGCAACTACGCCTCGAGTGTTCCACCATTCGGGGCGTTTTCATTTGTGAGGAATATCCTCAGTCTCTGAGCTAAGTCATTCATCTGCTCGTCATCAACTCCCCATTCAAGAGCCGCTAGTAGCATCGACATCTTCGGGATAAAGCTTGCTTTCCAACGAGAGATTTGTGATTTATCAACTCCAACGGCATTAGCTACTTTGCTAAGTCCAACAAGAGAGATTTTGTTTAAGATTTTGCTTTCAATTGCTAAAGCGCTATTGCGTGTAGTTGTATGTTCCATGCTTCATAATTCCTTGTGTGTTTAGTTAAGCGATCAGCTAATAGATGAATGCTTAGAATTGGTTTTTTATAGTGCACCATTGACAGTCATCCATTGACCACGCCGGGCACCCGACCATATACCGGGCCGTTCGGAACTAAAAGTACATATTTAAAACGTGACTAAGCTGCTTTTCCGATGCGTTTAATCAGTGATGGTGAGAACTTGCCGCCTGATGCTCGGGAGATTCGCTTTGCATAGTCCGTTTCATCTGTGAACTCGGTGCGCGGCAATCCCCCTTTCTCCAGCCACTTGTAGATAGCTTTTGGAGTTAGGCCACAAACCTCAGCCACAACTGAAACACGAACGGACTTGATAACGTCTCCAAACGTAATGTCGCTCATGTAAATCTCCTGTGGTGAACTTTAAGTACATTTTATGATGGAACTGAAAGTACAGTCAAGAAGTAATATAGTTGAACTCATGGTTCAGGAAAAAGAGCGTGAATCATTCTCGCAAAGGCTTGCGCTGGCCTGCGATAAGGCGGGGATGGCAGTACACGGAAGGCAGGCAGAAATAGCCAGCAGACTCAAGGTTACCCCAAAAGCGGTAAGTAAATGGTTCAATGGTGAGTCAGTACCTCGCCGTGAAGCTATGGATAATCTGGCAAAGCTGCTTGGAACTACTCCCGCCTATTTGAATGGTTACTCCAACGATGACAACATCTTGAGGGAGCACATGCGTAAGAATTTAGATTTTTACCGCGTTGATGTTTTAGATGTTCAAGCCAGTGCTGGCCCCGGCACCTATGTAGCTAATGAGTTTGTGGAGACGATAAGAGCCATTGAGTATACCAATGAGCAAGCCCGCAGCTTATTCAACGGCCGCTCTCAAGACATCGTTAAGGTGATCACCGTTCGTGGCGACAGCATGGAAGGCACCATAAATCCGGGCGATGAAATATTCGTTGACGTATCTGTAAACTGCTTTGACGGTGACGGCGTTTATGTATTCGTCTACGGACGAACCTTGCACGTCAAGCGCCTACAGATGCAAAAAGACAAGCTTGCAGTTATCTCGGACAACGAGCGCTATAAATTATGGCACATAGAGCCACATGAAGAAGAGAACCTCCATGTGATGGCTAAGGTGCTATTACGTCAATCGATTGACTACAAGCGTTTCAGCTAGGCGTAGCTGTAGAGGCTAAGATGCGGTTTTTGTAAGGTTAAGTTTTATTAATTTACCTATTTGGTAAAGACATGATAAAGTGAGGATGCTTTGGAGATCGGCTATGCAGACAAAAAAATAGAAGAAATTTGTTTAACTAATCGTAAAGCTGTGAAGAAACTTGGTGACATTTGTGCAAAAAAACTTAGGACTAGATTGAGTGATCTAGAAGCAGCATCTAATGTTAATGAGCTTGTCGCAGGTAGGCCGCATCCCCTAAAAGGAGATAGAAGCGGTCAATTCGCAGTAGATTTGCATGGCGGATATCGTTTAGTTTTTTCTCCAAATCATGACCCAATACCACAGAACTTAGATGGAAGTACGGACTGGAAAAGGGTCACTATTATTTGTATCGAATTTATAGGTGATTACCATGAATAATCTGTACTCTAGAACTTCACCAGATTGGGTATCCCCCCCCGGTGAAACGATTCTTGATATCATCGAAGATAAGGGTTGGTCTCAAGTTGAACTGTCTAAACGTCTTGGTTACACAGAAAAACATGTAAGCCAGTTGATTACTGGAAAGGCCTCTATTACTAATGATACCGCTTCTAAGCTAGCTAATACCCTTGGAAGCACTGAGGGTTTCTGGCTCAAAAGAGAGGCTATCTATAGAGAACGAGTTGCCACTCTTGAGTCGATGAAAAAATGCAAAGAATGGGTGTCTTGGCTAGATATTATTCCTGTAAAGGAATTAATGCAGACTGGCGCTATTACTAAGCAGATGATTATTGAAAAAAATAAGCCAAACATTGTTTTCGATTGCTTGCGCTTTTTTTCGATTGCCTCCCCTAAGGAATGGACTACGAATTACGCTAATTTACAAGTCTCATTTAAAAGGTCTAGAGAGGATCAGAGCGATGTTGGTGCGATTACATCTTGGCTTCGCCTTGGGGAAAGAGAGCTAGAATCTAGACCTAAACTTACCAAGTACAATAAAGACAAACTAATAAGTGAACTACCGAATATTAGGGCATTGGCTGGGAGTGACTTGGATGATTTCGGTAATAAACTTATTAAAATACTCAACGGTTGTGGGGTAGCCATTATTTTCGTTCGGTCTATACCTAGAGCTCACGTAAGCGGCGTAGCAAGATGGATAACGCCTAATCAGCCGGTCATACAAATGTCCCTTTACGGGAAGTCTCACGATAAATTTTGGTTCACACTGTTTCACGAAATTGCACATATAATTCTTCACGCTAATACGAAAGAAGATAAAAAAGCTGTATTCCTCGATGATCCAATGAACAGTAAAAGTCTCGACCCTAAGGAGATTGAAGCTGACCAGTGGGCAAGTAACATGCTCATTCCTAGTGAGGAGTTGAAGTATTTACCTTCATTGAAAAGTAAAAAACTAGTTTTGGAATTCGCGGAAAAAATTAAAATTCACCCCGGTATTGTTGTAGGCAGATTGCAACATGATGGTTTGATAGAGCCTTCATGGATGAATGATTTAAAAGTTAAAATAGACTTCGTCGAATGACCACATCCCGCTCCGGCGGGATTTTTTTCGCCCTATCCCACCAGAATTGACCTGCATCATTAAGATTTTTTCTTAAATCAATACAATGCCTGCCTATTCACAATATGCAGTAATCCTGGTGTTTTACTTCTCCCGCTTGGCAGCGGGATTTTTTTCGCCCCTACCCCACCTATTGCACCATCCATTCCTGATACATCGCCGCTATATGCGGATTTTTTTCGCCTGGATAAAAATAAATTACCTTATAGTTCATTAGCTTATCCTTTTATGAACTAAAAACAAATTAAATATGTACTTTTGGTACTTTACTAATGTGTACTGATAGTACATTATATTCCCACAGACGAACGGCACGTCTCTAAACCATGTGTCGGATGCTCGGCGGGTTCAGGATGAACGGCAATGATGCATAACAAAGATTAACCAAAGGTCATTGATTAGTGGCTTTTGTTTAATCAGAAGCCTGCCAGAAGTAGTAATATTTTTCGCAGGCCACCGTAAATCAGTTTCAGTTAGTGCGAGGTAAGTATGGATGTAATAAGTGAGTTTAAAAAAATAGCGCCTTACATCGCAGAGCAAGTTAAAGCATCCTTGCAAGGAAGTGAATCAGACGAAGTGGTTATGGCGCTTATTCATGAAGGTATCGTGAAGTTCTTCGAGAAACAGCATCAACTTTTTATACAGTTTCTTAGCTTCAATGATGACCAGCGTAAGGAATTCGCTAGGTATATGTATGACGCGGTGAAGCCTTTAGCTGATGAAATTAAGCCTACAATCAACCCGCTTTATGCTGCCTACTGTGAGAGAACTGGAAAGATCGGGGCCTTGAATTACATTACGGGTCGATAAATCGGCCTTTTTTTATGTCAGTTAGTGCGAGGTAAGTATGAAATCATGCGAAGTTATTAGGGATGGACTAGGTTTTTGGACGCACCCTGATTTTTTTGAACCAGCTAACGGGAATGATTACGGCCTTCCCGGAGAGTTTGAGTCATGGCTTGCTGACAACGGACTTGAAGTTTTCACGCTTGGACTTGAATACGATGACAACGCATCAGAATTTGCAGAAAAATATGCTAATGGTGATTTCGATGCTGATATTTCAGGATGGAATCCTACTCGACCAGATGGAGAGAGATGGTTCATTGGTTCGATTCATGACACTGAGGACGGTCCTTATTGTATATGGCTAAGAAATAAAACTAGCCTGTGAATAGCTTATTGAATAGATATAAGTCGCCTAGAGCGGCTTTTTTTATGGGAGTAAATCATGATTAAACGCGATGGAACTGGCTTTCCATGCCGACATAAGAAATCACTGGCACCGTATATCGGCTACTACAACAGCGTAGAGGCTCGATTCGAGTTTGAGCCACTCGGTAATACTCGGAATATCAAGCGAGGCTTCGTAGGTCATTACATGGAGTTTCCTGAGTACATGGAGCCAACGGGAACTATGCAATGACATTTAATCAGAAGGTTTACGCGATTATAGCGGTTGCGCTTGTTATTTTCTGGTCAGCATTTATTGGCGTTCTGGTGTGGGGCGTTGAAAAGTATTTTTCGGGAGGTTGAGGTGAGTAAAGAAACAGGCGGACCAGCGTTTCCGGTGTCCGATTTAGACCATCAGGTATTCAAGCCTAAAAGCTTTGATGAAGCGAAGCGTCTCTTGTCTGGTATGGATTTAAGAGATTACTTCGCAGCCAAAGCTATGCAGGGATTGATTCCAATCTACTGGGATTCTGTAGATGAATATAGTGATGCAAGTGAATTGGTAAAATGTCTGTCGACAGCTGCTTATGAGCATGCTGACGAAATGCTCAAAGCTCGCGTTCAGTAACCCCCTATAGCTCATTTAAGAGTGGGCTATGTGGGTAATACTGCCCAATAGATTTTAGTTATGCCCTCCACTGTGAGGGCTTTTTTATGCGCTGAGCGCAATCAATTTAACGGAGTAACGCTAATGGCTACCACCATCGGCGGCGTCATTGGCGCTGCTATCACCCTATTTAAATCTTTCTACACCACTCAATTAGACCGCATTCAGCAGTTCGTTAACGATGCGGCCAGACCGGAGGCTTATGCGTGACATACATCATCCAAAATTCTGAACTGGTCATAGCGTTTAACGGCTCGGTTCATATCTATCCGAATACGCCAGCTGGATATGTGGCAATGGTAACTGATTTCTGGAGGTCAAAATGAGAGAGCTAATTTGCACCGTACAAAACTTCTCAACGAGGAAAGATGCTCGCGGTGAGATTCAAATCGTTATGCAAGATGTAACGCTGGACCAGCAAACGGATATGGCTGAGTTAATCGCTGACGGAGACCTATGGGCTGTAGCAGAAAAGCTAACTGAACACGGGTTCATTGTTACCCCGCCAGTCGGCACATCGCTTGATTTCGAGTCAGGCGCATTAAGTAAACCATTACCATTCTGAGGTGGTTATGAGTAAAGAATTTTACGCAAAGTTGGCTGAAATACAGCGGACGTTGAACGCACCAAAGAATCAGTACAACAGTTTCGGTAAGTATAAATATCGTAGCTGTGAGGATATTTTGGAGGGGGTTAAGCCGCTACTTAACGGGCTTTTCCTGAGCATAACTGATGAAGTGGTAATGATAGGGAGTCGTTACTACGTTAAGGCTGTAGCCACGATTACAGATGGCGAATCAACTCATACGGCAAGTGCTTTAGCTCGGGAAGAGGAAAGTAAAAAGGGAATGGACTCGGCGCAGGTTACCGGGGCAACTAGCTCGTATGCAAGAAAGTATTGCCTGAATGGATTATTTGGCATTGATGACTCCAAGGATGCCGACACAGACGAACATCATCAACAGTCGAAGTCGTCTAATCATACTCAATCAATTAATCAGCAAAAGCAGAAAAGTACCACGCCAAATCCAGATCAGGTGTTGCATTCATTCACTACCGCCGCGGCTAATAAAAATACCGTAGATGAGTTAAAGACCGCTTTTGGGAAGGCTTGGGAAATGCTTAAGGGTACAGAGCAGCAATCCAAGGCCAAGGACGTGTACGAGATTCGGAAATCAGAACTAGAAGGAGTAGCAGCGTAATGCCAATTAATACGATTACAGTTTGTGGGAACGTGGGTAAGGACGCCGTTCTTCGGGTGACACCAAATGGAAAGCATATCGCCACATTCTCATTGCCAGCAAAGTCTGGCTTTGGCGATAACGAAAAAACCTCTTGGCTTCAATGCAAGATGTTCGGGGCGATGGCTGAGAAATTGACGCAGGGGATCGTAAAGGGCGCAAAGGTTACCGTAACAGGCTCATTCGTACTAGAAGAATGGGAGAAGAACGACGGAACTAAGGCCTCGATACCTACTATTTTAGTTAATGATATTGACCTGCCGCCGCGGAGTCAGGGCCAGCAAGGAAGTGGCCAACATCAAGCAGGGCAAGCACAACAACCCGAACAGTGGTCAGATGATATTCCCTTTTAGCAACTATAAGTAACCACCCTCCCCACCTAATTTAAGGAAACCCCATGAACTTATCCGAGAAAGAATCGGCGGTATTCTCACGCCTGTCACTTGGTCAGAGAGAGGAATTATCACGCTTTCCTGAAGATTTACGCAGTAGAACGCTATCGACTCTTTCTTGGTCCCGTTCTGGTCAGTGGGGAGAGGTAATCGCTAAGGCTAAATTTGGTGCGATGGTGATGTCGATTATCAAAGACGGCAAAACACCTGATTGGAATACACGTTACACAGAGCAAGGAAAGCTCAGGGCCGAGAATAATCAGGCTGCATTCAAGCCTCCCGTACCAGAATCAATGCTGGCAGAACGCGCAAGGAAGCGTGATGAAGAGGTGAAGGAATTGGCTGAGGTCATGCGTAAGTCTGATGGAATAGTCACATCTAACCTTAACGGTCGCGGCGGCTTCGGCGACTAACCCCATCGCCAAGGAAGGCTAACTTATAGTGGAGAGTAGCAATGATTGCATTAACAGAAATCCGTAAATTAGAACTAATCGAAGAATGCAAAAAGGTCATGGATGAAAGCTCGCCAGATGGTGATATTCATCCTATTTACCAAATAGCCCTAGCATCACTAACCTCACAGCCATTTGGGTATGTTGGGGAAGATGCAGTAAAGGATAGAGAGAGGCTTTTCTCAGCACAGGTTTTTGCTGATGAAGAGGATTTGCCTGGCTATGAGTTTTCGGAATTAAGTTGCCCATTGTATCTTTCCCCACCAGTACCGGAGATTAAGTTTCCTGAAAAACTAAACGTTGGCGAAATCCACTACGAACTTACCGAAAAGTATGGGCTAGATGTGTCTGTTGACCAACTAGAGCGTGGGTTGGCTGAGGAGGTTTATTCGGTGGCAGTAAATAACTTTAAACGCCTAAACGGATGGGGGGAGTGATATGGCTATTTATAAAGTTGTAGCCGAGGGGCCCGGCATTCAGGAAGAAGAAGAGTTTGAGGCAGATTCGGAGCAAGAGGCCGAAGAATATGCCAAGGATTTCTTCTTCAATCATTTCAATTACGGATTTTCAAAGGTGAGTGATTGATATGGGAAAACTAAGAGCTAACTGGCATGTTATGCTTTTCACTGATTGTCCAGAGTGCGAATGTCAGATTGATTTGACTGAGTATGGCGATGGGCAATTCATGAATGGTGATTGCTGCTGTCCACTTGATCAAGTTGAGGATGTGGAGCTTGCATGCCCAGAGTGCAACCATGAATTTAAGTGCGACTTTCAATGGTAACAATCGGCTTCACCCTACTCCTAATCATCAACACTCAAGCATTACCCATCAATAACACAATCTACCCAACCCAATCACAATGCGAGCATCAGATAGAGGCTATGAAAGATATTCAGCCTAAGCATGAGCTAGTTTGTGGTGAAGTAAAGAGAAAGATTTGACTAATGATTTCCGAGCGTTTTTTTAATTTATGAATAATTTAACTCATAAATAATAGCTATTCTCATTAATTCAACTACGCTCATGTAACCTATTGTTATTTGATATAAGGAAAAATTATATGTTGGATAA